AAAAAATGGCTAAGATGATGCAGGAATATAACGTGGATAACAAACGGCGTGACCCAGTAATACTGTCCAACAAGGGCGGTAGACAACGTAAGTAACGGAGATAGATATGATCGCATTTATAAGTAAACTACTACCAGCCGAATATCGTGCTTTATTGGCTTTAGGTCAGCAAATCTTTGCTAACTTGGACACCAAAGAAGAACGAGCAGATGCTTTGAATTACATAAAGGAAGCTCTAGCTGATGGTCAGGTAACCGTTCCAGAATGGGGACGCATTGGCGGGAAGCTAGGCATCCTAAAAAAGAGGACTAAGTGAAACTACTCAAAGAGTTCTTTCCGATACCCCTTATCATATTCGGTGGTTTGATGGTTGACCTAGCTAACTATCTAGACCCAGAAATAATAACTATCCATATTATTGCATGGACATCAGTTATTATAGGTGGAATTGGATTAGCTAGGATTGTTTGGAATAAAGTTAGATGGTTTAGTAATTCCTAGGAGAATTTACCGTGTACGAAGAGATTGGTGAGGACGACCTATGGGAATCCCGAGACAGAAAAGTGAATAACCGTCGGAATATTAAGAATTTGAATAAAAATTATAGTCCTGGACCCGAAAAAAAGACTGAAAAACCACGAGTTACGGAAAATCGTAAGCTCACAGATTGGGATTCAGATGACACTTTCTCCATAGACGAGTGATTTCGTAGCAAGTCCACGTATAATAACAATAGACGAAGAGGAGCAGTTGCTTTGGCATCTGCTCTTTTTATTTGTTTTCGCATAAATGAGGACATGCGGCGAGACCACCCTCTGGAGCGATTAAGAAAGGTTTGGAATTGGAACTAGATATCATCTAGAACATTTAATCCTTTGGAGGAATTAATGGCAGACATGGATGTACTAAAGGGGAATACCCTTGCTCTAGAAGCTATCGCACAGCAACTACAGAAGTCTAACGACCTCTCAGCTGCGATTGCTGCTAGATTTACGAAAGAAGATGAAGTTAAAGCAGAGGAAGAGAACGAAGAAGCTGAAGCTGTTGCAAAGGCTGCATTTACCCGAGAAATTGTAAAAGCAGTAACAGCCTCACTTGCTAAGAGCGACAAGGCACCTACAGGTGCTTCCGCTCAAGGCTTGCCCGTAGACGGCTACAACTACAAGAACGTATCTAGCGGTGCTGCACCAGATGCAGACACTGAAGAAGAAGCCAACATCGACAACTCAACCGAAACTACCCAACAGCCTCTTGAAGCTGGTGAAAAGACTAGCTACGGAGCTGGTATCCAGAAAGAGCATGGTATGGGTGAAGAAGGCGCAGAAGAGTACCCTCAGATAGAGGATGCTGGTATGCCCCAGGAAGAAGAGAAAGTTGAAATGGCTTACATGAAGGCTCAACTGTCATCTATGGCTAAAGCCATAACTGACCTTGCTAAGTCCCAGAGTTCTAGTGACTCTGCGGTTGCTGAAGCAGTTGAGAACCAGATGCGAAAGATTGGCTGGAAAGAAGCTGAATTTGGTGGACGGACACAGAGCCGAATTCTTCCAGATGCTGGCGACAAACTCGAAAAAGCGGCAGAAATTGGCGCACAGGCTCAGTCCGGCGAGTTTAACCCAGAAACGGTAGTCGATCAACTCACCAAGATGAGTTATGCTGACATGGCAGAAATGCAGGTTAGTATGGCTGGTCAGGGGGATGCCCTCACAGGTATCCTTAATCAGAAGTAACTAGGAGATTAAGATAGATAATGGCTCAAAGTAATCCATCACTATTTCAGTACTTCAGTCAGGCGCAGCGTGGCCGTGGTTTGCTTGAAAACGTCTTCGGACCAGATTTCATGCAGAAGCAGTCATACTTTACGGTTGACTCCGCTACTGGAATTTTTAATGCTACATATGGACGCAAAGTGTGGCACGCTCTAAACAACCAGACTCGATTCTGGAATGCCCTACCCCGTGTGGTATGGGGCAACAGCGTCGGTTGGCGTGTACGAACCGACCGTGGTTCCGGGCGATCTCGTCCGATCACGGAAACGGGATCGCTCCCAACCGTGGACATCTCAAATATTGAGAATGTCAACTCCCTGCCAAGAATCGTTGGTACTACCTTTGGTGCAGCTGTGAAGGCAATCTTCACCGCCAACCTTGAGGGTGGTGCTGGTGACATTCTTGCTATGGAGCATGAGAATGCAGAAATTGACCACGTAAAAGAAATCAACGAGGAACTCCTTGCTGGTTCTGCTTACTTGGCTAGCGCAGGTGCGACTACCACTTTCACGGTTCCAGCTTCCGTAGCTAAGAACTTCAAGATTGGTGACGCAGTTTCGCAGTACGACACTTCTGCTACTGACTGGGATCGCACAAGTGGTTCTGTAGTTTCGGCTGTCAACACCTCAACTGGTGTTGTAACAGTTGCTTCAGGCACTACTTTCGGTGACGGTGACGTTGCTGCGATTTACAGTCGTGCAGGTATGACTTCAATTGATGATATCGTCTGGGAAGACGGTGCAGCAGTTGGTGGCGCATCTCACTCTAACTACACCGCTAACGGTGGTGTACGAGCATACAACCTAACGTATGCTGACCGTACTTCTGGTACCTGGAACGCAGGTGCTTCAGTACAGTTCAACTCTGGTACAGGCCGTGACTTGTCGTTGAACCTTTTGGACAACGCAATCCTGAACATTCGTAAGAATGGTGGTGAGCCAAACCTCATCCTCATGGGACACGACCAGTACTTTAAACTCGAACGACTCCTGAACTCGCAACAGCGATACATGGGTCAGGAAGAGTTTGAAGTTGGTGTTGGTGACGAGCGAACATTCCCAGGTACTCGAACAGGTCTTATCCTTTCGACTTACATGGGAATTCCGATCCTCACGGACAACGACGTTCCTGTTTCAGTTTCTTCGGCTGACGCAGTTCTTGGTCAGAACGTTTACGTTCTTGACACAGACGCTGTTGAAATTGCCGTGGCACAGCCTACGCAGTATGTTGAGAACCGTGACTACTTTGCAGCTAACTCGCTGGTAGTTCGTGGTCTTCTCTACACTATGGCTGAACTTCGAGCCCGCAACATCTGGCACACCGCCAAGATTGCAGACTTGAGTACTTAGTCTAAACGACTTGTGGTGGCGACCCCTTCTTATGGAGGGGTCGCCTTCTATTGAATGTAATGTAATGTAATGGTGAATAATGCGAAGTGTGTACGTCGATGGCGTGATACAAAGTTTGGATATACAGACTAATAGGATGGTGGGAGAAATTATGAATCTCATAGAAGCTTCCCTACCCGATAGTCCTTCAACCATAGCTTTGAAAAAATCAATAAAACAAACCATGTGGCGAACAAATCGCACTATTCAAGATGATGTGAACGGCATGTCTTTCACTAATGAGGACAAAATATAATGGCTAAACATACTTTTAAAATGTCAGACGTAACGGGCGATGCTCGTCTTCTGGCTCGTTCTGCTCTGGGTTACGATTTTAACTACTTTGCTGACGATGAGACACTTATCTTTGGAACAGGCAGTGATGCCACAATTTCTTGGGATGGCGACTCTCTAAACGTCGCATCCTCAGCAACCGAATTCACTGGGTCTGTAGCCTTGGGAACTACTGCTCCCATGACCGCAGGAACGGGTATTACTACAGGTACTAATACTGTATACCACGCATCAGTAGTTAAAGTCGGTGCTATCTTTGAAACGACCCTTTTCATTGATCTAACCGGACTAAGCTCCAATGCCGCTAACGACATTATTGGTAAAGAAGCTACCGCAAACTCCCACATTGGGCAGATTACGGCTGCTGTAAACGGAACCATTTTTGCTGGTTATATGCAATGTCTAGAGACACCTACAACAGGTGAGCCAGATATTGACGTATGGTATGCTGATGAAGCTACTGGTACAGAAGATGCTGCTATTTCAGGTTTGACAAATCAAACTGCTGTTTTGGCTGCTGCTGCTGACTGGACAATTGCTGCTGGTGTGAACATGCGACCTATCACGGGAATGCCCGCTGCTGACAAGTATCTGTACTTGACAGGTGGTGGTGGAACTACTGATGGCGTTTACGACGCTGGTAAGTTCATTCTTAAGTTCTACGGTGCATAAAGAATAAACTTATGGTGGTCACCTTCTTCGGGGGGTGACCACCACTTAGGTTAGTGAGAAAAGGTCAACTATGAGTGAAATCGAAGAATTGGAAAAAAAGTACGACATTCTTATCAAGGTGATTCAAGCACTTAAGAATGGTGATTTAGATATGGAACGTATTGTACTGTCTGCTGATGGATTTACAGTCTTAGATACCCAAATTGGTGATATAATAGACAAAATAGAAGACGGGCGATACAACGTAGCCCTCTCAAACAGCGAGGATTAGAATGGGCAATTTTATAACGAAAACACAGCAACTAGATACTTTAGTCAGATCACAATCAGATAATCTAGTAGATTTCTCTGTAAAAGAAAGCGTTCATGCCTTCAACCGGGTAATTCCTGTTAGTCAAGTTCTAGCTACTGCTGAAACTCCGTTAGATTTGTATAATATTCAAACAGAAAACGCAAATCGCCCTGCTGCCGTAAATCTGTTCACCAACTCCCTCTTCCAAAACTCCACCACTGGAATAACTGATGATGGAGCTCCTGCAACTAGAGTTACTACAACTCCCCGCTTGGGAACACACTCCCTACAGTTGGACCCAGCTAACTCTGCTGCTCTTGAAGGGGCTTACGCTACTGTAACTAATATAGGCGGGCTAGATACTTATCTCGTCGCCTCTATATATGTTCGTGACGCTTCCGATGCGGATGCCACGGTAATCCTAAAAATTAAAGATAATGACGGAACTGACGTAGCAACTTCCGCCGTAGTTAATGTGACTGATTCTTATCAGAGGCTAGAATGTAGGTTCGTCCTACCCGCTGCTTCGGCAAGTTATAGGGTTTGGTTTGGAACATCTGCCCAACATAACACAAATCTGTTCTTTGACAGTTTACAGATAGAGCATCGTCAAGACAGCATGGCTACAGAATTTATAAACCCGATTGCTCAAGCAAACTGTTCATGGCGGGGAACTGCCGACGCTTCCATGACGCAAAGAATATCTCCAATGACGGTCATCAAAGGGTTTAGACTTAACTTCTCTCACGATACTTTGATAGCCTTTGACACCACAGCCGATGTAAAGGCAATAGGTCACGCTAGTAGGGAACGAAGTCATCTAGTTGATGTCTCTGTTTCGGCAGTATGGGAACCTAGTTGGCCACTAGATATTCGACAGAATATTTCGTTTACTAATGGGGCAGGTTCTGAAACCCCTACGGTTTTTGGAACGCTGTATGGACGTAGCTCCGTTTAGTTATGTGGCTGCTCAAAAAATTATTCCACAAGCATAAGCCTGTTTTAAAGCTATCTAAATTTAAGGGAAAAATTCCCCGAGCAGAGATCATTTGTGACCTTTGCGGTAACCCCACTACCTTTCCCGAATAGT